CTTTTTCTTCTTTCTCTTTTTTCTTTCATTCTTACCCGAAACCTCAATATCATCAAGTACTACACGGTCTGCGTGTAGACCTGTGATCTGTCCTGTGATACCTCTGGCAGCACAGTTTAGATCTTGTGTAAACTTGGTTCTAACCGCTAGGTTAAAACCAAGTGCGTTATCTTTATCCTGATCCCTGGGGATCATAAACTGGCAATACGGAACTACCGATAAGATCTTTCTAGCCTGTGAAACAAAGTCTATAGCTTTGCCTTGAGTATTAGAAAGAACCAAGAAGGTGAGGTTTGGATCCTTAAGCCACTCCCAACTTGCTAAACAAGCTGTAATAGTAGACTTACCAGTACCACGTCCTGCCGTCAGAATACAGTCATTGGCACCTTCTTGGATCTCTCGTGCAATTTCGTATTGGATTTTGGTAGGTTCTCCAAGACCAAGATGCTTAAAACAAAAATACAAATGGTTTCTAAAATCATCTAATACTTCTTGGGGAATCTTCATCCAATCTCCTTATCGTCTACGACGACTAATTAAACCAGCCATACCAACCAAAGCAATGGCTCCTGGTGTTGGAGCATTCAATTGAAATGCGCCACCAGCAGTATTACCAATAAAGGTTGGAAGAGGACGCCAATCGCCCCATTTATACTGACCATTTATATCCGTAAACCAGAACTGATTTACATTTTGACCCTGTGACCAAACAAACTGATCGCCAGTAGTATCATTAAGTTGAGCACCAATATTCATAAAGTAACTTCCTGCTGCAACTTGAAATGTAAATGGAACATAAAACTCATAGACTGGTTGACCAAAGAAATTATAATCACCAGTTGCCGTAACAGTAATACCTGAAAGATCAATCTTTTGGTTTGTTACTTGAGTTTCAAAATCTGTATTCCACACAATGATTTGGAAACAATCAATATTAGTTAAACCTTGATCATTAAAACCATTCATGGAACCCCACCAACGAATAGATGAAGTTGAATATGAATCTTCTAAGTCAAAACCTTGTGCTCCACTTTGAGCATAGGTATATGATCCCTTGGAATCATAGGCATCTGAGTAAAACCCAACTGTATCTACAACTGGATTATTAGCAACAATAACTTCAGCACATGCGGCTGATGAAATAAACAATACACTAGCAATAGTCATCTTCATATTAATAGGCTGCTTTCTTAATTTTAAATGGAGCAGCATCCTTAATGGCTTGCTCCACGGCTTCAATAGACTCACTTGGAATCTTATTTACTTGATCCTTATGATCACTAAGGATACCTCTAATAACCGTATACAGCCCCGGTGTCCGACGATCTGGATCCTTTAGGTCGTTTACTAAACAATCTAAAAGCAGATCTTGTAGTTCATTTAGCTTTTCTTTCATGGCTTCTTACCAAATAACTCAGCAATCTTTGAGATTGGAAAGATATGGCCCACAATATAACCAACTACTGCAAGCATACCAGCAAACCAAACACTACCGAGGAACGATTCAAAACTAGCTAATACTGTTGTCATTTGTTTTCTCCTTTGTTTTCTTGAACGCAGCATCAAAGGCAGGATCAGATGCCCTTAGTGCAGCTACCATTTCCCGTGCTGTAACAGGATTATCCTGTGCTAGAGCCTTTCGTGCTATATCAGCTTGCTCTAGTTTAGCCTTAGGAATAAATAAACCTAGTGAGTAAAATATACCTTTTAATAAATTACCTAAACCTGTGTACCATAGTAGGAATACTATGGATATGAGACTAAGGGTAATCATTATATAGGTTAATAAACTAGCCCACCAAGGTACTTCGTCTTCTACCTTAGTTAACGCAACTAAAGTAGACTTAGTTAGATTAATAATTACTTCTTGTTCTTGAACTCCAGCTTGAGATTCAGACTGGATTGACTCTACATCAATAAGCTCGGTTTTAGTGGCTTCTTCAATTTTTTGAAAGCGTTCCTTACTTGATTGTGCAGATTCTTGGACTACTGTTGCATTTTCTGCAATAGTCTTAGTTGGAGATTTACAACTTGCTAGGGTAAATAATACTAATAGTAATATATACTTCATTTACGTTTCTCCAGTTCTATAACTCTTTGTCTTAAATCTTCTAAAATAGCATTGTGTCGTGCATCATTAGATGAAACTTGAATCTGAGCTTTAACTAAATCTTGAACGATAACTCTTAACTCAGCTAAATCTTTATCTGTTTTATCAATGAGTTGACTTCTTTTACCTATGTCAATAAAAAACCCACCAACCCCGATAGCTAATACAATAAGTTGAAACCACTGAAGGGCAACTGTTGGATTATTACGACTTTTTTCTTCCATAGGTTTCTCCTTATTATGTAGTAAATCCAAAATTGGTATTGGTACCATTTAACAAAGCAGTGGTACCATCTGTATTTAAAACTGATAAACGAATCCAAAGATTACTAGGTAATCCAAGACTTGTAAACTTTACAGCCGATTCAATTCTACCACTTGTTGGTAAATTATAAATTGGACTATTTACAGTTCCCCAAGCACCAGCAACATACTGTGAACTAGCAAGAAGCAAAGCTGTAGTAAAGTTTGTAGGTCGATAAAGCTGTACACCGTTAACACCTGTACCCGTCAAATCAAAATATGAACCTATAGTAGCTCCAACACTTGCTGGTGTATAAGGCGAATTAAAATCAAGCCAAGGACCTAGTTCTGGATCAGTATCTACTGCTGCGGGCCAGTGTTTAGGAGCTGCTGTATTGTTTAAAAATCTTCTATAAAAGGGTGAATATCCAATAGACTTTAGTCTTGGTACCCTAATAACTAAAGAAATAACATAATAGTCAATTCCATTTGCACGCTCAACCTTTTCATCTTTTACATAAACTTTTAATTTACTTTCAAATAAACGTGACCAAGCACGTTTAGTTGTTGGTTCAAATCTAGGATTATCGTATTGACTTTCTAAAGTTGTAAGTGTAATTGAATTACCATCACTTTGGGAAAGATCACTAAAACCGTGTTCTAAAATTATACTAGATTTTAAGTTTTTAATCCCTGTTTGTTTGAGGTAATTAAGTACACTAGATTGAGCTACAATTCTGTAAACGTATTCATCAGCGGGATCTTCGATAAATTGATCGGCCTCTGAAAATAGTTTACACCAATCAGACTCTATAATACTATGTACACCAATTCCACCAAAGTCATCTTCAGTTTGGCTTGTATTAGTTCCTGCTTTTACATCGTTAGCACGCCAAGGCCATTTATAAAAATGTGCCGCTGGAATATTAGCTGCTGAACCATTACTTTGAGCAGTAACTACCTGAGGATTATCATAAAAATTTCTATATATCTTTGGAACTGAACCATTATCTGGAGCATTAATCTTTCCTAAAGCCCATTCAATATCAGCTTCATTAAACTTATAATTAAAAGTATTTGATGTTTGATCAGACCACCTTTGTTGCCATGCATCCCAAAATCCGTTAGCTTTATGATACAAACCATCATGGGTTGAGGTTGTAGATGAATTACCATTAGCTACTGATTGCAACCTATGGAATCCAGAAAAACGTATCTTATCTCGTGTTGATCTATTAGTACCTTCACCCATTCCATCATCTGTAATTAAATACTCAGTTCCATTTAAATGATCTAAAGAATTAGCCAAAGCTACACGATTAAAATAAATAATTTGATCTGGAATTTTCCAAAGGACTGGTAAAGCTGTTTCAGTAGTTTCAAATCGTTTATAAGAAATATTTCTCCAGCCTTCTGGATTAGATGTATTAGTTGCACGGCTTGCATACCATGCACCGATTACTTTTCCTTTATTCCACCTAGCAATATCATTAGAAACACGGCCTCTATTGTTCTTAGCAAGATCTGTACTACCATTACCAAACAAGTTAATACTAGTGCCATCATATCTAAACCGTGCTCCAGCAACAGCCATATCGCGTAGGCCCATTAGATAATAGTCTTTAATTCCCCTACCAGCAGTAATAGGTAAAGCTCCATCAATTGCGGTGTTTTCATTAAACTCATTTCCTGGGGTTTGTAAGGCTCGACCCAATTGTAGACCAGTTGCACTTACATTATCTAAATTACTTAAAGCAGTAAATACATAAGTACCACCATTATTAAATACAACAGGTAGATAAATACTAGTTACTCTACACTCTGGAACACTAAGATAAAAAGCCTTAACGCCATAGGATTCTACTTTAGATTTAAAAGTTGTAACTGGATTATTACTATTATAAGTAAAATATGGACCACTAGAATAGGTAATACCTGTATTTACAACTCCGTGTTTAAGGAGAGAAGAGGGTGCATTAATATCATACCCAGCTGTATTGTACAACTCTTCTGGCTTATGCCAGAAAGCGGTTTTAAAGTTGCCAAGATTATCTTTATATGTAGAACCATTAGATGCAATATAGGATAGATTAATACTAGCATCATCTAGGTTTTGTCTATCATGATTTAAATTCCAGTATAACTTAAGTTTAACTGGATTAGTTAGATTTTGATTAGCCAGATCTAATTCACTTCTAACTGTGGAGAAGAAAGTTACTGGATCTACTTCAGATGGTAGTGTCTTCTTAATAATATGATAAACAGTAGGAGCATCTGTTAAAACCCAACGATTACTGTTATCTTTAAATCCAGACATTGCCGTTAAGGCAGTACCACTAAGAATAATGTTTTGATTACTTGGGTTAAAGTAAGAAGTACTTCTAGATGGGGTGTAGAAAGTATAATCAGCAAATTTAAGATTTGTTTCAATTATACTAAAAGATGGACTCTTAGCTGTCCACTTGCTACCATTACTAGTATCGTAGATTAAGACATCATTATTGCTTACTGGTGATATATCAACATCAGTAAGACTAGAGATTGTAGATACTACTGGTCCTGCTACAAACTTACTACCATTCCAAACAAGAGTATAGTTTAGTGAAAGATTTAATAGATCAAACTCAACTGTATTTTGATTTCCAGTAATAACAAATGAATTGAGTTGAGGATTTATAACAGACCAAAATGCCGTATTTGTCGGAGTATTATTTGTATTACTAGCTACAATTGATTTATAGATTTTATTATTGAAAGAAACAATATCACCAACACCATAAGTTGTTCCACTATTCCAAGCAGAAACCGCAACTGAAACTGGATAATTAACATTTACTGTAGAAGTTAAGTACCCTTTTTCTTGCGTTACAAATAACAATTGATGGAAACAATCATTTAATTGTTTTGCAGTTAACTTAGCTCCATCAGTAAAACGATAGATCATTTTATCACTAAGTGTTACTCGTTTAATAACAACTTGATCATATCCAGTTAAGGACGCAGAAATAGTAATTGTTTCATTTGTAGTGTTAATAGTAAAGTCTGTAGTATAGACTAACTGTACTTCAGCATTAGTTGTAGAGTTTTTCTTAAATACTTGAAGTTGATCGTCTACTGGAAACTCACAAATTAAAGCCAAGGTTGAATATGAATAGGTAGCTCCAGATACTGTCTGTGTGCTTATAACATTAGTAAATAATACTGGATTTGCATTTGTATAACTGTAACAGGGCATAGAAACTCCTTATTCAACGCTGGTATTATATGATCTAAAGTTACCAACGATTTCGATATTTGAAATATTACATGGTGTAGGATATGATGATTTAATAAAAATCTTACAACCTTCTGAGTAACTAAGTACTTTTACTAAATGCTCACCAACTGTATCTATCTTTAAACTTCCTAGATTATCAACAATACTATTAATATCCAGAGGATAGAAAGTAACTGGAGAATCTACACGACCACGGCGTTCAATTACAATATCGTATGAACCGGAATTTAAATGCTTAAAGGTTACTCTCTTTAAGTTTAATACACCTTCATACGAAGTATTGGGGTCTTGTGAACTACGGAATGTTTGTTGAGAAAGTTCTACATTCATTTCGTATGGCCTACCTACAGCTACAGTACTGGCTCTATAATCTCCGTTAACTAAAACTTCAGTTACACCTAAACCAGCATTATAGGATATATCGCCAGAAGCAATAGTAAGATCTGTGTATCTGATATTATTTGGAAAACTAGAACCTGTCAATATAACTTTAGTTACTTGAGGATCATAAGTAGGTAACACAATTCGTGTCTTAGTTCCGTTGATTAGGGTTGAATCTGGAGTTACATACATCAGTCCATCAACCATAGGGGTGGTAACTGGCACACTCTCCAATGAAATAAAGTAAGGATATAGTTTATAATTAGGTGTTTGTCCGGGTTGCGATGGACGTTTAGAAATAAAGTACATATCCTTTTCATAAGATTGCATAGCACAAATCTTATCTAGAGAAGAAAAGATCCACCTATGGAAAGCATTTTGAACAATTCTATCACCATTGGTTCTAAATGTAAACAGATAAACATAATTCTGATTCTGTTCATCAGTCATAAACAAAGTATTTGTTGCAGAGCTTACAGTAACTGCATCAATGTTCTGAGGAATATAATCTCTACAGTGATGACTAATATCCATAGAAGTTGAATATTCATCATTAAAGGAACTTCCGCTTAAATACATATACAACTTACCAGCATTAGCAAAGAAAATGTTATTACTCATTTTCATTGGTTTGACTAACTTTGAAGTTGAAAAGAATGATGTAGGTCTAAACTCAACATTGAATGGAGAAATGCCTACGTCAACTGAACCACCTCGGACTTCAAACTGAACAGAACCAGAACTCAAAGCAAATAAGATATTCTGGAATGGAACAATATGACTTAATCTATTGTATGCACCAACACTTGCTTGAATATCAATTGGATCTGATTCAGTAATATTGTTAATATCGTCAATCCAATAGTTATAGAAAGAGTTTGTACGACTAGCTAATAAAGTATTATCAGTAGCAATCCATAATCTATTCTTCCAAACAGCCATTGATCTGACGGTTTCTTTACGCTCTAAAGCCTTTGGACCTGGGTTTGTCAGGCTTGTTCCTGAGCGACGTGGAAACAATGGCATAGCTTTTACTTTCCATTTACCAGCATCATTAAAATCTTTGTAGATAATAATAGGAAATCTACGATGGTCGAACACTGAGTTTGGACCTTCGGATCTCATCCGTTCAAAGTATGGATTCTTTGTATATCTAGTTGCTCTATAGAATCCAGTTGGAAATGTAAGATATGGGTTTCGTGCAAAGTAAACTTTACCAAAACCATAATATGTGGTTTGACCATCTCTATCTTCTGCACTAAGTGATGAAGTTAAATAGTAATGATCCTTTGTCCAGTCAATTAAATTAGATCCAGGAAGAGGAATTAACCTAGGATTATCATAGTAATGATGGATCATGCGTAATGATTTATAACCATTAGCATCTCTTACATCATTATAAATTTCAGTTGCTGAGTCTTGCGGAATAACACTAAAGTTTTCTAAGTTTTGTCCTTCTTCCTCTTCTTCTAAAGTATCAGGATCAATTCTAAAATCAATGTTATCGCGGACATTAATCCAATAGTTACTTACATTTAATGGATCTAAAGAGTCTTCTAAACTTGGAACAGGTGTTGAAGGAAGTGTAGATATCTTATAGTTAATTACATCCCCTGAGTGAATGTATTCATTAGTGGGGATGCTAGAAAACCAGTTAGTGGCATTTGGAGAATTTTCTAAAAGACTATTATCTGGTAAGTAACCTAAGGGAACTCTCTTATTCCAGAGGATTAGACCTACATCAAAGTCAATAGAACCAAAAGTATCTTTAATAGAACTAGCAGTTATACTGGAAACATTTGTACCAGCAATCTTATAGTTTGTTGTAGATGCTTTGTTTCCATAGGTAAGATACTCAAAAATACCACGATTAAACCCAGAAGTATTATTTAAATAGCCAGCTGAATTATCTACAGTTTCTTTTACCCACTGTGTTGGTTCAATTCTATATACCGTAATAAAGTTAGATAGATTAATTGTATTTCCATTGCTTGTAAAACTATTAATAGCTACTGGATCAAAAGTGTACCCTGCTCTGTTAATAATAATACAGTAACGATTGTATCCATCAATATCTAGAAAGTGAAAATAAAGATTGTCAGTATTAAAATCTAGTCCAGCTGGTACCTCAACATTGGCAACATCTAGATAACTATTTCCAGTACTGGTGGATACTTGGGTTAGTGGTGGTCTTTTTTCAACAGACTTCTCAAGAGTAACAAGGCAGTTATCTATGTTTTCAGCCTCACTGGTTAGTCTCTTAGTGGGAGCTTGTCGCCCCACGCCGCCACTTAGTGTATTAATTGGAAGTCTTGCAAAAGCCATTAGAACCTCGTTCTTGTAAAGTATGGATCATTAGAGAGAATGCCACGTCTATCGACAGCTGCTCTAGTTCCATGATCACCTAGTAATATAGATCTATTTTTCTTAAAGACATCAGAAGCTCGACCGCGAGAAACGTGGTATTGTTCCCGCATAGCCATCCGCTTATCAACGTCTAGATCACCTTGGGTTATAACCTGATATTCTCTAGCAGCGGTTTCCATGATTCCTCTTTGTATAGCGGAATCAATATCATTCCAACCATAGTTATTTGCTGCATTATCAAGTGTTACGATGATTTCAATTTTTAATGCCTTATCAAATATATCAGTCTGCTTGGTGATGTTGAACAACCTCGTTGGATTGGACTTAATAGTAGTTTGGATCACCTCCCCCGTCGTAGGATCGAACAGAGGTTCAACAACTTGAGCATAACAAGCAGTATCAGGTAAGAGAATTTTACCAAGATTGACACCAGTGGTTTCAGGAGTAAAGGTAGCAACATATCTATTGTTTGCTATACCCCTCATTACAGCTGCCTTTATAGTTTGATTAAGTATGAACTGAGCAACACTTGTATCGACACCCGCATCTGTACTAAGATCGTTTACTATGTGTTCACCCGAGGACAATAGCATGTGATTAACTGCATCTACATAGCTGTATAGTCCCATTACTTACCTCCCTTCTGCTTATAAGGCACAAGTTTGTTTAACATTTCTTGACGTTTTTCGCAGCCACATCCTGGGGTTTTTTTAAATCCTAGTTTGTTTGCCACCTTAGCTACGGTATCGCCAAGACCTCTAGAAGACATTTGAATTGGATTATATGATTTTAA